GGAAGGTTGTACCTTATAAGATACACCACGAGGTAGCCTTGTAGCATCTGCTGCCATCATAGGAGCCGTAGTCAGTGCTAGAGAGTCCAGATGACTACGGAGCTGGGCATCAATAGCTTTCTGCATATTGTAGCCCTTTTGCACGGTTCCCATTCCTACTAACCTTCCTGATACTTTCTCAGGTACGTAGGTCACAATAGGACGATCTTTCATCATGTATGGGTTGGCTTCTGCCTTGAGCAGGTATTGGTTGTTAGCGATAACAACTACAGCCTCCACCATGTCTGCATACTGATCTGCTGAGCTATCTTCAGGAAATAAATCAGCTACTTCTCCTTCTTCATTTTCTAATTGCTCTAGATACTCACGAGGAACTAACCCGTAGTAGCGAAGGACTCGTACCTTATCTTCTTGGTATAATGTGTCCAATTGATTTGGGATGAGATCAGCATCACTAAACTCAGGACCAATATTAACTTTTCTGTAGATCCCATCTTCAATCCCTTTAACTACTTTAAAGAGGCTAGTGTACTCCTCAACAGCTACACCAAGACTGTCATCAACTGTCTCAGAGTTAGGGTCCCAAACAAAGTTACGAGGATGAACTGATTTTACTGGAACAGATACACGGTCTGTTTCCATTACCCCGATAGCAGAACCTGCTCCTCCGGGCATTGGTTGCATAGATGGTTGAAACTCCATTGTAGACTTGATCTGGATCTCAGCCACACCAAGGCCAAAGACTTCAGCGTTACGATTTACCTCTGCCCAAACCTTGTCTACCTTGTCTTTCTTTAAGTCCTCGTGAAGCTGTCTACTAACCATCTCAACATCCATCTCTACTTGGTCAGCAGCATCGTCTTCTAGCTCAAAGAACTCACCACGTCCTGTGGTAGCCTCAATGATCTCTGAGGTCTTGTTCTCTACTGCCTGACGGATAGCTGGGGACACAAGCCTACTGCGCTCTGAGTCACGAGTCTTGTCCTCGTCAGACCATACGCCATAGTAGAGGCGCTCATACTCGTCCCACTTAGCTTGATAGTTATTATCACGGTGTTCTTTCCACCGATCACAATGATCAATAATAAAGGCTACTAGGTCTTTATCTGATTCAGATACTGGGTCTTCTTGAAAGTCACTCATTGCATATCCTCTACTGTACTAGGAAACGGATTAACATAGTCAAGTCTTGCATCAACAGCGCCGCCTTCTGTGTCGGTAAATTCAGTTGGCCCTAAAGGACGATCAAATGCTGCCCTTGTATCTTTGTCTTGTCCCATCGTTGCTGGAAAAACTTTACCTTTAGTTTTATCTTCTGAACCAGAAGTACGTGCAAAGAAAGGATCTTCAAATCGTAGTTGTACGTTACGTGCTTCAGCCTCACCATATGCTTTTAAATAATCACGAGTAGCTTTTTCTTTGTCAGACTTAGACGCTTTGTCCCAAGACTTGTTAGTATACTTTTTTAAGAATTTATTTTTATTCGTTCCCTGTAGGAAGTTTTCTATTTGCTGAGCATAGTGTTGTGACTCATGAAGTAAGCCAGAAATAACAGCTACTGGGTCCTTCTTAACAAACGGGTTCGAACCAATATTAAGATCAATGACTTTACTGTCTAGGTTATACGCACCAAATGATAAAGGTTTGTCTGGTTGATTCAGCATCCTGACTTCTCTATTAGCTAAGTCTGGATAAAACTCATATAGCTTTGGGTGGCTTAACAAATCTTTTACTCGATAAATCTCACCTTCCTCAAGCATATCTACAGGTATTGTAAGTCTTGCGTCTGTATCAGGAATCTCAAACCTTAACTTATCATCTGGTCCGTACCCCATACCAGTTCTAGTTACTTGGTCTTCAAAACTAGCGCCACGTTTAGCCATCTCTTTTGCTAGTTTCATGCTACTTTCCATAAGTTCAGTCTCTTCATCAGAGGCAGAACCAAGGTAGTTCATTAAAGCTTTCTGCCCTCCGATAATCTCAGGACGAGTAAGCTCTGGTGGTTTCTCGTCAAATAGAGACCTTCCACCTTTACTAGAGGCAGAAATAAATTCTTCTGGTATTTCTAGTAAACCTTTAAATAAGCGAGCTATAGCCATGTTAGTATCCTGATACTGTGTCTAAAGGTTCGTATTCGTCATCTTCCATCATGTCTGTAAACTCTGTAATACCAATCTGATCGATATAAGCTAGGGCATCAATCAAATCATCATGCACTGCGCTATTGGGAAAGTTAAGGAGCTGGTCTACGAACTGCTTATTCCAATCACCTCTAACTAGCTTAATCCTTCCATGTTCGAAGCGACCCTGCAGCGCCCATACTATACGGTCCGTCTTCTTCTTGTTGCCATGTGTCAGTTCTGTCACTGAGATGAAAAATGACTTCTTCTTCATCAAGTCTTGTAGGTACGGGAGTACGGCGTTCCGTGCCATTCCCCGCTCTATACCTACTAGCCGCACATCGTAACTTCTTGCTGTTTCTAATATTTTGTTGGCGGTTTCTTTGATATCCCATCGTCCAAACACTATAGTATCTACAAACCATCCATCCAGAGTAACCTTGACTACAGCTATTGCAGATTCATCTAGATGCTTCTTTTTGTTACTAGCTTGCTTACTTACATCTTCAAAGCCAGCCAAATCAACAGCGATGTAATACTGACCGTCACTAGGAGTATCATCGCTATCAACATAGTGTATCCATTCTTCCTTAAATAATTCTGATGAGGCGGCTTCGAAACTAGCAAGGTATTCCTGTCTAAAACTGAAGGAAGACATTGACTTCTTTGCTGCCTCAATCTCTTTAGGATCGAGCAGAGGGTTATCAAAAGAAGTAAAGTGAAACGATACCCAGTCTTCATCTTCTTCCCTCTGAGCCATCTGGTACAACTCATAGAAGTGATTCCTGCCCTTCGGGGTTCCAATGAACAGTGCTCCACCCTTTACGTCACTTAATGCTGGTCTTAGGATCTGCTCAAACACTTGCGGCTTCATGTCCGCATACTCGTCTACTACAACGTAAGCAAGACCAACACCACGCATAGTATCAGGGCGATCAGATCCTTTAAGGTAAATCTTTCTATCATTTACTAAAGTTATTACCGCCGTATTCTCGTGTACAGTTTTGATAACTTCATGTCCAAGTTCCTTAAGAACCGTCCACATAATGTCTTTAGCTTGTTGAAAAGTTGGAGCAACATAGAAGACATCCTTCTCTTTAGATTTTAGTGCCTCAATGATGAGGGTCCAAGCAGCAAGTCTTGACTTACCGAACCGTCTACCTGCAGCTACTACCTTAAATCGGTGGTCATCATTAAATACTTCTGTTTGCTTAGGATGTAGTTCGACTCTAAGATTTGCCACCAGAGTCCTCTACGTCTATAACTTCGTATCCTATCTCTTCAGTTTCTCTTGCAGCTATCTGAGGAGTACCTGTGGTAACAATCTGTACCTGTATTGCGTTAGACCTGCCCTGTCCCTGCTTCTCAAAGTGACTGATAGGTAATAGCCTATCAATACACATCTTAAGACAGGCCACCTGATCCTTGTCATCATCGTCCATAGCCTTGCGGAGCACAGTCTCTATGACCTTTTCTCCGCTGGTGGACAAGAGACGAGCATAAAATTCTTTTATTCTTGCTGCTTCGCCGGGAGGACGGCCTACCACGCCTCGCTTTTTCTTGGATTCGACATCAGCTTTTCTGGGTCTGCCTCTCTTTTTAGGGGGGGACAGGGTAACACCTTGAGCTTCTAAGGACACTTTTGTGTTTCTCCTTATTATCTATGTAGTTTTAAATTATTAAGAATTATTATTATGATTATTGTATTTAGTTTCTACATAGTTTGTTCTTAATACATTTATTATAGCATACTTTTTCTAAAAAGTCAAGTACTTTGTACTATTTAGGAGCTAAAGTGTACAGATTAGCAGCTTTATAGTGTACAGATTCTACCTTCTTTATCTACAAAGTCCTGTAAATTCCTAAGTATTTGATTTTTATAGTCTTTTTACTGTCCTATTTTGTACTATTTAGGGCAGTTTTCCCACTATTTAATTGCTATTTTGCCTTCTGTTGTGTGCTGTAGGGTACTCCGCAACTTCACAATGTGAAATACCCCCTCCCCCGGTGTCTCTTTTACACCACAGTTGCTGGCATGATTCTTGCTAGGCAAGATCTGTGCCAATAGGCAGAGACTATCGAGTCTGGGTAGGC